TCTCCTACATCTCTGCATCCATTTTAAAAGCAGTAAATCTGGGGTCTCGGTTTGAATCACTTATTGCAGATGTATTTGCCCTTAACATATCTGTGCTTATTGTTGGAGTGTCTAGTGTAGCACTACTTCCATCAGCATCATAAGTTACGTCAGCAGTTGGTGCTGCTCTCATATCTACTGGAAACATAACTTGGAAACATCTTTTATTGTCAGGTCTTAAAACTAAACTTACAATTCTTAATGCTAAACTTGGTTGATAATAATAACGTCTACATAAATTTAATTCTTCTCCAAATGACCTATGCTCAAATGGTGTGGCTACAGAACCTACTTCCATTTGTATGCCAGTAATATACCACTCGTTATCTGTTGAGGACATTATATTTGCTGCTTGTCCTGCATATCTACTAGATGTGGCTGTGTTTGCCCAAGATGTTCCCAAAGAACCTGATGAAAAATTGCTTCCTGCTGCAACACAAAATGCAATTTCAAATCTGTTACTAACGTCATCAGTAATTGATGTTGCTGTATTTGTTGGCAGCTTTAATATTTTTCTCTCCCAAGTGTTGGCACTTGATATTGTATATTGTTTTGTAATTGTGCTATCACCTGCTGCATTTAATCTGAACTCAACAGTATAAACTCCAGTTACATTGGAACGAACATAAAAAGACACAGTTACTTCTTCAGAAGCACTTGAGCCATAATTAAAGTGTTGGACATCTTGACCTTCTATTTTGTAAAGAAATCTAGCTAACTCATCTGCATCAAGTGATGATTCAGCAGTAGTGCAATCTAGTTTCAGTGATTTTGAAAATCCATCAGGTGCAGTAGAAGATTGCGATACAGTAAATGCAAAGTTGTCTGTGTTGTTTGTTAGAAATTGTATTCTGTCACAAGTTTGAAAACCTGTTGATGTGCTTGACGTTCCTCTTTCAGCTACTTGCATTGCACCATTGATAATTATATTCCTTCGCCCACCAATCTGTGAATTGGTTAGGACTTCACCCATCTTTGCTAATTCTGCTGCTTTGGTCATTCTGCGTTCTCCAATGCTGTAATTCTAGCTTCTAATTCTTGTATGGTTTTGACGAGCAAAGGTACAAGTTTGCTTTGGTCTATTCCTTGTGGACTTATTTCTGTAGTAGAATATTTTTTTACATCACCTACTTTTTTTGTAGGGTTATCACCTTGAGTTTCTACGTCATCTTCTGTGTATCTTGTTTCTACTTGCATAGCATCTTTTTCGCCACTTATAGCTTCAGGCACAATGCTTGATACCTCATGTGCAATAAAACCATCTACTATCGTATTATTTTCATCATCTATAAAATTAAATCTTGCAGGTTTTAATTGTTTTAATCTTGATGTTGCGTCAAAATTGTAACTTACATTTTCTTTTAATCTGTAGTCTGAAGATGTGTTGTAAGCTGTGCCTGAACCTGACCTCGTAATACTTCCATATGTAGTATTACCTGTGTCACTAAATGACACCCAAGCATTTGAACTTCCATCACCTGCTACATTTAAAGCAGGAGCAGAAGTATCATTACTAGCTCTATTTACGTTAAGCATACCTTTAGTTAGACTAGAGGTATTAATCATTACTTTACCATTAGCAGAAATTCTAAATCTTTCACCAGTTGTAGTATCTCTTGTTCTTATAATAAAATCTGCTTTTCTATTCCCATCAGTAGAGTCTGGAGAAACAAATCCTATTACTCCCATATCTTCAGTAGTTGTACCACCAGTAGAATTGGGAACGTGAAATCCTATGTAAGGTCCAAAGCCACTACTCCGAGCAGTAGCTGCCTTTAAGTTAATAATTCCATTACCACCAGAAGGTGCATTTACGGAACTAGCTGTAAAATCTGACTCATTTCCAGTTACATCTATGGTATTATTAAACGTAGCTTTACCTGCATCTGACATATCAAGTGAAAGAGCAGTTACCTCTGAACCACCATCATTACCTTTGAATATCATGTCTTTATCTGAAACTGCTGATTTAATTACAAAATCACTACTTGAATTAGCAAAACTACCAATTTCTGTGCCACCATCTTTTATAGTTACATCACCACCATCTGCATCAAGTATAATATCACCTGCTACATCTATTGTCATATCTCCTGAAACATTAGCTATGTTGCCTGACACACCACCTCCAAATGTAACTGCACCATCAAACGTACCACCATCTGCTTTACTTACAGTGTCTGCTACCGAAAACACATCAAATACCACGACCACCACGAGGTCATCTACAGATGCTCCTTGTGCTAGTACGATTGATGTGCCACTTGTTGATGTATAGTCTGCATCACCTAACTTTACACCATTTTGGTATACATCTACG